GTGGAATAAACCAGCACCTTGTAGTGTTAGTGGATTCCATTGTGTGATTTGTGTGTGAGTTACTGTTTGTAGTAAACTCCATAGTATTGGAAATAGAATCATGTCAAACATACATACCAACATGTACATCCAACCCATCATTGGACGCCATTTACTATTCATCCAATCTTCTTTTTTCTTCTCGCTTTCGCTCTGTATTACTTCTGACATAGTTTCGCTCCTATTGTAAGTGTATTTATTATTTCACAGATTCAAAAATCTTCTTCTGCGTATTGTACCATTCCTGCCAAGCCCGATATTTTTCTCTAAGTTCGTAATATTTTCCAGCATTTTCATTGGCATTTTCAATAATGTCACTTAGTTCTGGCTTTTCTTTAGTTAATGGTGTTAGTTTACCAGCTGGTGCCATTAATGATGGCGGTGCTTCTGGAAATTTCACAGCAACGGGTGCGGTAGTGCTGCATCCTGTTACCAGTAGCCCAACTAAACACACCGATATTAGTTTGTTCATTTGGATTCCTTTTTAGCATCGTCGGGGTCAGAAATAGCAGCATTGTAATCTTTTATCGCTGTTTCATTGACTTTACAATCTGCATTGATAATTTCTTTGTCTTTTTCTATCTGTGTGCGTACTACTTCGACTTTTCTATCGATGTATTTTATTTTCTCTACTACTTTGGTTTCGATTACAGTATTAACTTTTTGACTTTCTACTTGTGCAGCTTCAAGTTTAGCCTGTAGTTCTTTAACACGAGCTTCCCAAGCAGCCTGCACTCCATGGCCACCCATCAAATACGACCCTACAACTAATAATACCACACCGATTAATTCTGCAGGAAGTTTGTATTGACCCATTAGCGGAATGAGTTTAACTAACTTACTGGCAATATACAATGCCATCCCTGCGCCTGCTAGAATGTATGTAAGCCAGATAAAAATACTATCTGGTAACAAACTAAGCACCCACCCGATCTGTTCCACGATTAAGCTCCGAATACGTGCAATGCGTGTGAGTAATGCTTCTGACGATCTTCTAGACCAATGGTTCCGCCGTTAATCTTTTTGGTCATTGTTAGAATATCGCTGTTGTCTGCGTATTGATTTAAGTTATTGCTTTCCCAGAACCAGCAGGCAGATTGCAGTGCGCCTTCAAATGTTCCTAGGTATTCTGGAACGTCTTCGACTGACATCTCAAGACTTCCGGCAAAAAGCGTGTAGTTGTTCTTTCCAGTGAGCTGGATAAGACCTCTACCACAATAACGGAATCCATCTCCGCTTTCTTCAGGGCCGTTGCCCATTCTATTGCCATAGACTCTGTTCGCGATCGCTTCTTGATTGTGTGCATATTGATTTGCTATATCCATGTTAGGAAAATACTTAGGGAAAACTCTAACTAGACTTTCTGCTTTATAGTTTAAGTTTTCTTTTAATGCTTTGAACCCACCACTCTCATGAGCGCATTGTGCTAGGAAAGCAGCAACACGTTGTGGGGTATTGATTTCGTATTCTGGAAGGATGCTGCAAATAGCATCGTACCAATGATCTAAATATGGGTTACCAGGAATAACCTGGGATAGCTGTTGTTTTGTAAAATTAAATGTAAAGCTCATTGATCTATCCTTTGTAGTAATAATGCTTGACCGTTGTTGTCAAACATAAAGCTATCACCAACTTTGTTGATGTTGTAGTTTCCTAATACTTTTGTCAGCCAAAATATTTCGCTAACAGCAGATTCGTTTTCTGAAATAGTATCTGTAATGCCTTCTAGTATTGAATCAGTATTGGCTTCTTTAACTAACTTCATTTTTATTTTTTGATTAAATGGTTTATGGAAAGTAATAATATCACCATCCATGGTAAAATCATCCATTAGTGTTTTATTAAAGAACTGTTTAAAACTTTCTGTTTTAACTTTTTGCATTAGCCCATCATACTCACCTGGACTTGACGGGATAATCTTTTTTAGATTTTCTTCTGATAAATCGTGTACTTGATTTTGCTTGTGATACTTGAACTTCCAGTTATCAATACCTGTTAGTTTATTAACACCGTAGGTAATTTCTTTGATATGTTCGGATAAATGTCCGTCTCGAGGAAGTTCTACAAACACCCAGTAATCACCTTTTTCGTTTTCACCGGATGACACATCAGAGTCTAAAACATAGTCAAAGCCTTTTTCGATGAACTCCATAAGGTCTTTTGCAGGTGCACGATCTTTAACCTGGAAACTGATTACACAAACATCACGATCTTCGCCCATCTTAGAACGATATGTATCGATGTCAAACAACGGATACACCATCTCTTTTAAATCAAGAGGACGAAGTCCTTCATTAAGCTGCTGGTGCTGTTGCTGGTTGCTCATTTGCCATTTCCTGTGCTTGTTGTTCGGCAGGGTCGATGTGTGCATTAACACCGCCGTTCATTGTGATGATATCTTCTACTTTGTTTCTATCTAACTCAGTATATCCTCTGTTGATATCATTCATTAATTTTTTAGGCATTAGAATCTTGACCATCCATACGTCTTCGTGATCGATCTTGCCTTTCTTTGTACCTGGACGAATGTCCTCGGGTTTTTTAATCTTGCGTATTTTTGATATTCTGCTTTCTGCGAACTGTACTTTACAGCCGTACTCTAATAAACGCTTGCCGCCAATAGGTTCTGGCATCTTGTCTTTTGGCCACATGAATGTACATTCTACGAAATAGCGGCTTTCTTTAGGACCTTCTACAAGTTCACCGTCGATCCAGTTTTCATAGACGTAGGTATCTAGTTCATCAATAACACGTTCGAAGTCTTTCAGCATATTCAAGCTGTTATTAGACCCGTAAACCTGTTCGATATTTGTGATTATGTCTTTAATATTGGCCATAGTTTCTCCCATTGTATTTATCAGTCAAAAGATAAACGTAACTTATAATATTCTTCGAAGATCGTTAAATACTTTTGTGTTCGGACACGGACACTACGGTTAAAAGGTCCGTGCTTAACACTCTTAAAGGAGGGCTAACCTTAATATGAAGCAAAGAAGAGCGAAAGCGGCATATCTGCAGGAAAATGTAATAAATATCAATCAGCGTTTAGAAGAAAAGCGTAGACGAGTTCAAATATATCCCAAAAACTTAAGTCAAGAAACATACTTACTTAAACTTAACGACCCCCAAAAAATGATTATATTCGCTATCGGCCCAGCCGGTACGGGTAAAACCATGCTGGCGGTTCAATGGGCTATTGATCAACTCAAGTACGGTTCAGCTGATAAGATTATTATTACGAGACCGGCAGTATCTGTTGACGAGGAACACGGATTCCTCCCAGGTGACCTAAATGAAAAGATGGCACCTTGGACCAAGCCAATCATGGATGTATTTGCAGAAAACTACTCAGCCAGAGAAATAGAAAACTTTATAAAAGAGGGGGTGATTGAAACCAGTCCTTTGGCATATATGAGAGGCAGAACATTCAAGAACGCTGTGGTTATTGCAGATGAGATGCAAAATGCAACACCGAGCCAAATGAAGATGTTGCTAACAAGATTAGGTATAGGCTCTAAGATGGTTGTAACTGGAGACTTACAACAGGCCGATCGTCCAAGTAACAATGGACTTTTAGAGTTTCTCGGATTATACAATAACTTCGAGAATCATAGATATGTAGATACCTGCCACTTCACGGTAGGTGACGTCGAAAGACATGAAGCTGTAAAGGAGATTTTAGCGATTTACGGAGACTCGTAATATAAGGGGCCTCTGCGCCCCTTATTCTTTTATTTCCATCCAGGTATGATCGCCCATGTATCTTACCTGCATCTGGTAGACATAGTCGGCTGGAGGACCACTGCTCCAATCTGTTGGACCGTGGTGCGTTAAAATCATTTTCTCTTTTCTTTTATCCCAAGCTAGCCAATAACACTGACCCATGACAATCTGAAACTGATATTCAGCCGCGTGTACTGCATCAGTGACGTCTAATCTACGTTTAATGTCCTGAGCTTGTTTTTCTAACACCGCTACAAGTTCCATAATACGATCATACTCTTGCTGGGCATACATCCTAGCATGATTGATCATTATGTCTTTTTGTTTAGTAACAGGTATCAGATCGAACTTAGGACCACCTGCTTCGGTAGGATAAGGAGTAACATTACGATTAAAGAACGGAATAATAGCGCCGTCTATTTCTGCATCGTAACTGTCACGTCCTTTTGCACTATTAGATTTTTTATCATCTGACATTATTCTCTGAGATGATCAAGTTTGTTTGATCGTCCATTCCATTCTTGATGATCTGGCATAGGATCTTTCTTTTTAGTGATCACTGGCCACATTTTACTGTATTTTTTGTTTATCTCAGCCCATTGCTGTGTGTCAGTTCCGTATCTATTAAAAGTATCAGGTACAATAGCATGTACAGGACATTCCGGAATACACACTCCGCAGTCAATGCATTCGTCTGGATTGATAGCTAAGAAATTAGGACCTTCGTAAAAACAATCTACAGGGCATACTTCTACGCAGTCAGTGTGTTTACAGTTAATACATGCTTCTAAGACTATATGTGTCACGCAACTGGATCCTCAGTAACTTTCAAGTTTACATTAAATGCCATATTGATACGCTGACGATCAATCGGATTAGGCATTACCTTGTGTAATAGATAACTAGGAAATAGAATTAAGTCACCATCCTCTGGTTCATACCTAGCTATTCCGTGATATGGCCATGCTTCATGAGTGGCACGATACAACAGGTTAGCCGGCATGTAGTCTATAGCACCAGTGCCTGTTGATTGGAAGTATGCACACCCGCTCATTAACGATCCGGCATGGCTGTGTTCACGATTCTCTCCGCCTTTTTCATTAACATTGCACCATGCACTAAATGTCAGTTCAGAGGTATCGTAATGAGCAGTATCCTGTCTTCGGATATTCGTCGGAACCGGTAAACTATTAAGATAAGATCTAGTACCATCGGCGATTCTTTTAATAATCATCGATCCTACTTCGTTAGAGAAACCTCCGTGGTGCTGAGGTCTCCCCCGCCAGCAGTTGTCGTTGGCATTGACATCTTTATTAACAGGTTGCGAATCCTTATAGGCAAGTATCTGTTTACATACAATCTCGCATTCTTCTTTGGTAAATGCTCCTTTGATATGTAAAATAGTACTTTGTTCTAATACATTAAAAATATTACCCATTTATTCTAGCCAACTTTACTAGTGTCGCGGCAAGATTGATTTCTGGATCGGCACATACCAAGTGATCCACTAGTCCTGCCTTGATAATAATGATCGCAGAGTCTTGACTCTTTGCATCTCCAAAGATTTCAAGATTGTCATACAGCCATCGATAGATTTCTTCCATTTCTTCTGCACGTACTTTACCGCATAAAAGTTTACGTGCTTCTGTGATCTTTCCTGCTTTGAAAAGTTCGACCATGTCAAACTTCCATTCTGCTTCACCTGAATCACTTTTATTAGGAGCGATTAGTTTGCCTTCTTGCACATTCTGTTGTACCAGATTAATACACTTACGCAGATCTGGATACGCAACCTTAACATATACATCTAAGGTATCGAGGTCAAAGTCTATAGCTTCCTCGACCAGAATAGTAGCGACACGGGCAGTAAACTCAGTGATATCAACCCGTTCGACATGAAATCCTTGACATCTAGAATGTAAGGCAGGAATAATCCTATTAGGATAGTTACAAGTAAGAATAAATCTAGCGGTCTGGTGATATTCTTCCATAACTCCACGAAGAGCTGCCTGAGCATTAGGGGATAGATAATCTGCTTCATCTAATAGCACTACCTTAAAAGGTCCAAATTGAATCATTTGAACAAAGTTGGTGATCTTATCACGGACGTCATCTACAGAGTTTGTACGTGATGCGTTAATCTCTAATACATCATAGTCTTCTATGCCAAGTTCGTGAATAAGAACTTTGGCCATAGTAGTCTTGCCGATACCTGCAGTACCGCTGAAGATTAGATGGGGGATAGATATATCCTTGATCCATGTTTGAATCTGTTTCTTTTGTCCTTCATCACGGAATACATATCCGTCGATGGTCTTAGGTCGGTATTTCTCTACCCATAGTTCTTTCATTTAGTTTCCTTTGGCTTTTCTAGCTCTGGTTCAATATATGTATGATGCGGTGGCGGAAAGAAACCTTTCCAACTATCCGGAGTAAAGATGTTAACTGGTTTCCAATATTTGTGAAGTATGTTGTTTACAACAACACAGCCAATAATAAACACAACTAGTGCAATACTAAACAAAATGCTACCTGCTAAGAAGCTAGCGGCGTTATCAACATCGACGTTCATACCAACTCCTCAACAATACCCAGTACTTCTGCCATTATAAAGCAAACGCCTGCCATCAGCAAGTTACCTGTAATCAAACAGCCACCTGCTATAATACGTACAGCACTCTTTACAATGCTGACATAAAAGTGCCCTCGGCTTGTATCTTTGGGTTGGATCTCCATACTACTCCTTAATGATTTAAAATAAAATACCTATCCTCAAACTCTCTTGATTCCACTTCTTGTATTGTAGCATAGTCGTTGATTAAATGTCTAGCTTTTTCTTCTCGTTTTTCTATATTCTTTTCACCAAGAATAACAACGGCATATTTGGTTCCTGCCCGGTCAACTAGTAATGCAAGACAGCGGCCAGCAGGATTGGTAAACCCAGTTTTGCTTAATACTATACTATCGAACTGAAATAACAGTCGACTATTGGTATTATTCAGTGATACCGATCGAATTTTCTTACCACTCTTCTTTTCGATGGTTAGATATTTTGAACTAGACACTGATCCGATTAATGGATACTTTGATGCAGCAATAATTAATTTGGTAAGTTCTTCTGCTGTGCTGACGTTACGTTTATCTAATCCGCTAGGATCGGCATAATAAGTATTAGGCATTTTCAGCTTTCGTGCCTTTTCATTTAGCTGATCTAGAAATGCTGTTCGGCCACCTGGCCATGCATTAGCAAATGCTTCGGCAGCATTATTGTCGCTTCGTATCAATAGTGATTCAAACAGATCTTTTTTAGAGACCATCTTACTGTAGAATACATTGCCACGATAAATGATCTTTTCCTGCCAATCCGGGTTAGACTCAACAACAACCAAAGCCGTCATTAGTTTTGTCAGTGAGGCCATGGGCTTCACATCTGACGGATTAACTTCTGATACTGTCTTCTGTGTTGACACATTATAGACAAAGTGTGATAGATTTTCTTTGGCATGCGATACTGTGCATAAAAATAAACCACACACTACTACAAGTTTTCTTATTATCATTCCTTAAGGAAAGGTTTTAGATCCGGTGGTTCCCACCCAATAGGTTTCAAGACCTTGCCATCTTCACGTTTGCGAACCTTGCCGGTATCTTTGTCGATCTTGGCAAAGTTAGTACGCATGACTTCCTTCCACGCTCCTTCTGCATCTGCACCCATTGAGTGTACCGCACCTATTGTAACCACAAGAATGTCTATCAATGCATCTAATGTTTCCAGTTTGTCGTTGTTGTTAATCGCTACACTTAGTTCAGTAACTTCTTCTGAAATAAGATTAGCGTACAATGAAAACTGTTGTTCATTAAAATCGCCTACGCTTTGATCGCAGGCCCGCATAAACTTTTCTTGATCACGAAATGGGTTAGTCATATTTACTCCTGTATTTTTTGTTTATATCTTCAACCCTGCCTAACAGTTCCAGTTCGGAACCTAGATCGAGAGCTTCCATTTGTATCGCAGCAATATCTTTGGGAAAGCACATACCACCGAATCCGTATTGCCCATCGTGTCCGGGCACTTTCATATGTGTATGACCAATGCGATCATCAAATATTGACAGTGCTGTTAACTTATCAAAATCGATATCTAGTTTATCGGACAGAGCTTTAAAGTCGTTCATAAACACAACTTTGGTAGCAAGATAACTGTTCATCATGTACTTATAGAGAGCAGCAGACTTGATATCAGTCATTAGGAATTTTTCGTGTACTAACGGAACACCACGTTCGATAACTTCTTTCGCCATCTCACAATATTCTTTATCGCCACCTAACACAAAATAGTCTGAGTTTTGATAATCGGTCATAGCATTGGCCGCAGTTAAGAACTCTGGGCAATGTACTAGGTTTGGATATTCTCTGCCTAGCCGTTCGTAGACTGTGGGCGGTGCAGTTACTTTTGAAATAAATGGAATCTGTTTATTGATGTTGACAAACAGCAGTTCTTTGAGAACACTTTCCAAAATAGATGTATCACAATGACCGTCTTCAGTTTCGGGACTAGGGACGCAGATATAGATAGCGTCACAGTTGTTAAACTGATCTAGGCTAGCAGAGTCTTTGAGTTTTGGATCGCGAATAACAAGCTCATCGCCACGATGAGCCCAACCAATAGCAGATCCAACAAATCCAGAACCGATAATACCGATACGCATATAGTACTACTTTCTTTTTATGATTTAAGTATCTTTATTATACGCTTTTTTTCTTGTTCTGTCAACCAGTCCTCTTCCCCAGAAAATTTTGGACATTGGTGTATTGCAGAGTCTAATATCTCTTTGATTTGATAGAGATCTTTTTTGAGTTCAAACTGTGTAAATCCGTCATTATATGGATTGGAACAGTGTCTGGCTATGGAATGAATCTGGGACGTAATATTACTCACGTCCCAGTCTTTCTTCTTAAGTGGCATTATCTTGCGCCGAAGTCTTCCGGACGAATAGTTATGCTGTCACCGTCGTTGACTTCGTTTCCGATATAAAAATCAGTTGGTTTCTCATCAGAAACTGCCAACATCGCAGGTACATCGATACGCTGTATTTCTTTCACACCTTCACCATCATCGATGGTAAACTTTCGAGTCCAGCGACCGTGTTCCACTAGAACCCACTGACCTTCTTTGACATCTTTTTGGTCAGGACCTACTTTATAAACCTGTCCCCAACGAGGCTTAATGCCATGAGATTTAGCATTATCGCTTTGGATAACAATGCCGCTGGCAGTTACCATTTCACCAAATTCCATGTCTTTGATGATGACGTGGTCTCTGATTGCACGAACTTTTATTTGTTTTACATCGTAAGTCATATGCACCTTTCTTTATTTTCTGCTAAGAATCTCTTCTTTTGCTGCTCTAGGATTATTGGCATAATAGTCTTGTAAAATCTGTTCTCTTGTGCGAACAACTTTACCGCCGGGTCCTAGTTCATCACCTCTGGCATTGTATTTGGCATTTCCAACGGCAGGCAATGTTTCGTTGCGCAACGCCAATTTTTCCATGTCAATTTCTTTGCCTTTCATACTTGTGTATACTCTACCCATTTTGTTCTCCTTTAAAGAATTCATCTATCGGTATATTGTATTTAATACTGTCAATCTTATGGACCCCGATGATGTGAAGCACGTAACTCGCTACACTTGATCCACGACCTACTCCCCATACTACATTATTAGCTCTAAGAGTATCAACGATATATTTCATGGTTTTCAGCATGGGAATCATATCATGTTTGGCAAATAATCTCAGTTCTTCAACTACTCTTGCTTTAATCTCTGGAGTAGGACAGCGTTGATACAGCCAATCTAATATATCCATAGTTTTATACTCGTAGGGTATAAACCAGTTAGTAGGATCTATAGATTGTTTTGGAGTTGGATAGTTTAGGTGTTCTTCGTTTAATCGATTTAGATATTGTGCTAAATCTGAAGATGTTTGGCAATACTCAAGGATATCAGGTCCGTGCCTTAATATACCTTCTATAAGTTGTTCTTGAGTATTATTTTCAGTCCACATTAATCAGTTGATCCAAGTCGCCATTTGTTTGTTGATTATTTCTGAGTTGATATCTACGAGACATCTCCTCTTTATATATTGTAACAAAAGTTGCGAGCTGTGTCAACAGTTCAGGTTTACCTAAACGAGCGGCAGCAAAGTATTTTCGATTAAGCTCATAGAGCTTTTCTTCAACTTCGTTATCTTTCAGTTTGGAAAGATTGCCGCTAAATGGGTGCATCATACAAACTGACCTATATATTGCATGAATATTGTATCAAGACTGCGTCTCCAAATGTCAATGATGATTGGAGAAGTTGATGTTGTTGAGCCAAGCGCCAATGTAGGAGCTCCAGTTTGGACTGGTGACCCTGCAAGTATTCCTGGGAATCCTAGTGATTTGATCGAAGTTGAACCGCTGGTACTAAATGTGATTTTACGTTGTTGTCTAGCAGTTCCGTTTCCAGATGCTGTTCCGGTAGTTGCTGCTAAGAAAACACTTCCTACAATATAGGTAAGACCTGAAGTTCCTGCAATAGTATTCCATTGCAAGTTAGTAGTAGTTCCGAGTGCTGTGATAACATAGTATTCTCCAGCAGTGAATCCGCCCGCAGCCACTACTGTTCCACCGTCACTGTATAACTCTAAGCGTAACTTGCCCATACCAATCGGAGTTGTTTCTGTAGTGAAAATTGGATCTCCTGGGAAATCTAAAAAATCAAAACTTAAGGAAGCACCGACTCGATAGATTTGATATGGAGCATTTCTATAATCTAAAGTGATAGGAGTTGCTGTAACTGCTCCTCCGTCAAAAGTTGCATCCCTAGTAAACTGCAAAACTGCATTTTGTATGATGTGGAGGTCAAAATCGTTGTCTTCGTTTAACTTAGCTGTGTTATTTTGAAGATCTGTAATCTCGGTTTTCGCAGCACTGAAGCTGGTTTTGATTGTGTCAAAGTTGTCTCTGAACACCTGTGTGTCGTTATCCTGCCCTGCTACAGGGAAGTTTTCGTTAATACTCAAATAGTTAATGTTGCTGGTCACGGTAATTTTTCTCCACGTTGCGGGAATGCAAGGTATTTATCCTCTATCTCTCCGCCTAATATATCAATCAGGTAGCGATCTGCTACAAAATCAATGGTTTTAAAATCAAAACCATTGGCTTTGATTCTAGCTATTATTCCTTCAGATGTACCCGGTTTAGTATAGCACAAAGTTAAGGCTTTTACAAATCCAGTTTCACGGTCAGCTTGATCTTGAATACTTCTCATCCATAATGGTAAAAATTCTCGATCTCTATCGCCTACGCCCTGTATTCTTTTCCTCATATTTTTTATTGAGTTTGGAAATACTCTCTGATGATCTCTATCGCTGACTAATGGAATGTCGCTGTCTATTTTTATAGCATCGTAACTGATTAATACAGGACTGTTAATGTTGTCAGGTAGTTCGATAGTGTTGCTGATGCTAACTCCATTTTTCTCAGAACTATCGATGAGTTGTACATATACTACTTCGTATATAATTTCTTGGGTCACCGGATCTCTGGCTTTGGCATATTGAACATTTCCAAATAATAATCTTTTTCGATAATGATTTCTACTCATAGCCTGAACATATTTTACAGCCTCAGTGCTTTCGATGCCGGCGAATACTAACATTTTTAAATCGGTTTGTATACCAAAGTTAGGATCGCCATAGCGATACATTTCATTAGGCTTAAAGATATTCGCATCAGTGATAAAATCATACCATGTTAATCGTTTGGTCTTAGGCTGGAATGCCTTGACATACAAGTTAGCAAACGTTTTAGTGTTATCTGCTATGACATTTATATAGAATGTTTTTGTTATTTCAGCAAAGTTTACACTGTCTCTAGCTTTAACAGTAAAGCTAAATCTCTTGTCGAATGTAGTAACACCGCCATCAAAAGTAGTATTAAAAGCTGCTGGCGGAATATTAGGAACTACAATAGGAGTAGCACTAGGAACCAAACCGTTATATAGGTCCGCTCTTTCTACAGCAGTGAATACATCATTTTGTATTTTTATAGTATTGGTGTTTCTTAAAATCAGTCCTGCCAATGTAGTATTATCTAGCAAGGCGCGGTCTTCAGGAGACCATTGTTTGTTTTCCCACCAGAAACTGTCTCCATCTCGTAGTCTTGTAAATTGATCGACGAGAATTGTGCGGAACGTTTGCCCAACCATTGCTCCAGTAACTCTATCTTCAGCCAATCCGCCAATCCATAGATCCACATTCTGAATATCACCGTAAGCAGTTGATAATGCAGCTTGAAGTGCAGGATCGGATGTTATTTGATTCCACTGTTCGTAAGGTACTAACCCAAGGGCTATTCTTGTTTGGTTTAAGGTACCAAGACCTAAATCACGGCCACGTTGGATGTTTGTTGCAGCTAGGTCTAATGCAGCAGGAGGATCATCTAGTAAGTTTCTTAAATCATCAACAATATGCACATCTAATTTATTTGAAACATCTGCTGCCAGCTTTCTCATAAATCCATCTGCTCCACCGTTTCTTTCAAACTCAGCAGGAGTTAGGAAAAATGCATCGGCCAATGCCAATGCTTCTGTAACATTACCTTGTTCATCTATACGATCAAGTGCATTAGATACTATGCTATGACCAAATCGTAGAGCTGCTGCAGAAAACTCTATTTTTGTTGTAGCATCTATATTAGGATTGAAAGAAGTCCACGCTGGAATAGGACCAACAATCTTAGGTAGCCATTCGTCGTAGGTAATTTTTTGCATTTCTGCAATAACCAGTGAGCGAGCTCGTTGATATAAATGTTCGCCGTCAACGTCTGGAGATAATGATGTTAATCTATCAACATGCCAGTTATGATCTCTGATCATTAACACGTGGCAGGATAATAAGTCTGGATTTTCTGTACCGCGAGGATCACCTACAAAATATCTTCCACTGATGTTTTTCGGAGGATATAGTCCATTTAAACTTGTTAATAACTTTCCTGTTGTTGCCTGTTGTCCGCCTTCTCTTAGATCTACAGGATTGGCAAACGCTGTAGGTCCTTGTGGTACACCGGGCGGATATGCTATACCATAAACTACACTAGCATCTAACCAACCGGTTACGTCGTTGATTGGCGTTGCAGGTACAGTTGTTCCGGGCCCGGTACCTAATGCTACTGCATTTCTTCTAACAGGAATGTGACTACCCGGAGTAAGTCCGGTATCACCTGCAGGAACAATAACATCTATGTTAATTGTACCTTCTCGAGCAAATTCTAAATCGTGTGTTAAAAATTGCCCCCAAGCATACAACCATCCGCTAAATCCTGTTGGGTCTGGATCTTCTCCGTGTCCTGCTACAACAATGTTACTGATAGTTCTAGGATTCACTCCAGGTACCATAGTATAAATGCCGTCTAGATATCTTGCGGTTCCATATCTTCCAAATGGTTGTGCAACAGAATTAACCAAAGGTCGCAATGGGTTATGATTCTGTCCATCGAACCCTGGAGGATTTGGCGGAGCTATTTGTATATTGAAAAATCTTGTAAGACCTTCGCCATTGTTATCAGCGAACTGTTTAACTTTTCCTTGGATGTCGCCTGTTGGTAAGAAAGTCAATCCTGGAGGAAGTTCTCCGCTGATAAGATCATACGATACTCTACCGCCATATAGCAAACTTTTAGCAGCTATGCTGATATAGCTAGGCTGATTAGGCTTGATTGATCCGAGATCGCTGTCAGTTAGCCATTCTATTGAACTTTCTATTTCACCGATGAGATCTAATGAGAATGTTTTCTCTGAACTTGAAACTCCCAGCAACCAATATTCAGTATTAGAAACTATCTGTCCAGAGTTGGCTTTTATACAGATATAAATGAATCCATCATATCTCACAGCATCGTAGAGTTGATAATAAGTTACTGACGACCAATCTCCTATTAAGTTATAGGCCTGGTTTGAAAGAGTGTTTGGAAAGTTTACAGCTAATAGAGAAAAGTTATAGTTTTTGGTAACGGCAGCTTGATAAGGAACACGTCCGGCAATCTCGCCAGTTATACTATCTAGTTCCATACCTGGAGGAACAACACTCGCTGTCTCTGGATAAACCACTAGCCAAGATGATGGATTTTCAGGAATAAACGTTCCAGTTGTGGTATATATTTTTCTGTTCCAAAAGTTTCCAGTCCCAGGTCTGCGGTTGATATGAGGATTTTGACACACCCAAAATACTGCTAATCCCGAGTCGTCAGCGTATTCAACTAGGTCACCGACAAGATAGTTTTTTGTAGAACTCCAAGTACCAGTTATGACATATTTAAACTGTGGAAATTTTCCGCTGATTTCGTATCTGCCAGTGGTTATTACTTCTCCTGTGGATGCTAACTTGTAACTGCCTGGATTGGTATTAAGCAAGAAATATGTAATAGTACCTTCTAGAGAAGGCGGATCATACACATCTAAAAATAAAGTAATATAGTTGTTGGCTCGTAATCTTCCAAGATAGCTCTCGGTGATCCACAAAGGTACTCTATCTCTACTTGCATCTGCTTGGAATAGATTTGTATCAACTTGTAGGATGTTATTGTCAGCTTGTAGGAACTCTTCGGTAACTACATAGATTTTAAAAATCCTGTTAATGGTATTAGCACCATCTGTAACTGCGACAGCAAATGTGTAGGATCTACTTAATCGTCTCGGTGTTCGACTGTTGTCGGAATAGTCATAGATAACATTGTCATAGAAATATGTATCGAAGCCGTTGGAGTTAGTACGCACAACATCTAATGGCATTGTGTCGTATGATGAGGTATCATATGATCCATCGGGATTTCCGTTATATTCTACAGCAAATACCGGATCAGTGAATCCTGAAATAACACCAGTTGATGATAGGCTTAGTCCTGGGGGGAGTTCTCCTCCCATAGGAACTAGATAATATTCCAATATATCGCCAGCAGTTAAATCTGTATCATAGGCTGACAGTTGAAAATTTACATAGCTATTATCTAAAACAAAATATGCATCACCAGATCCAACATTTAGATAACCTTCTTTAGTTACCCATTGAGGAATATCTGCGCCGTCTATTGATAATGAAAAAGTTCGATCTTCTAGATCGATGCCATCACTGGCTCGAATAACAAAACGATATACAGTCCACTTTTTAACTTCGACAGGAGAACCAACAAGATGGCCGTTGATCAATCTTATTCCTCGTGGTAGACTTCCTGATATTACTTCAAAAGTAACATCGCCTACGGTAGAGGTAGCAGACAAGGCAATGTCTTGTAGTACTCTTTCTGTAAGGATTCCCAGACTTCCTGCTGGTGTTATCCAAGTTATCATTTATACAACCCCTTATGGCACTATACGGCCACAGTCTAAGGACACATATGAAGGTTGAGTAACAGTACCAAAATCCACATTAGCGAAAGCCAGCGACAGTTGTTCAGTATTAAGAAAGTTACCAGCTAATGGTCCAAAATCGAAAGTAGTTAAAATTTGTGTAACCGGTAAAACGGTATTAACGGTTATGCTAGTTCCAATAGTAGTAACATCAACATCCCTGCCGCCTTGTAATGTAATATGACCGAAGTTGCTTTCGTTAGCAGTGATAGATCCAGAGTTTGTATCAATGCGTGTAAACGAGAAAGGAGCATTGTTGTCGATGATAACTGCGGTGTCTTGATCATCTAGTGTTATATTTCGACCTGCGATAAGTCTTTTAAACTCTAGGTTAGCGCCTGCTTTCTGTTTGAAGATGCCTACACCACTAGTACCGATGTTAGATGCGGTAGTTAATATTTCTTGACTTAATGCTGTAAAGTTAGCATTGACCTTTTGAAACGCTGATCGCAGGTCATCACCTAGTCCATCGTTGACTTGATTACCTATATTAATATTTTGTAGTGGCATATGTCGCTCTCTTTTTAATATTTATCGCTCAAAATTAAGTAAATGCTGTGGCTAAGTCAGTCTTTGTGATAGAAGCTGATTTAGCAGTATTACTACCTGAATAAAACGTATTGCTACCTTGAAACAGCCCATATGGACTATTAATAGTTACAGCACTATACACAGCTTTACCTGTTCCTGCATTAACATTAAATGTACAGTTAGTTACAATCGCAGTTGAATCTGTACCGTTTAATCGAATACCGTGAGCATCAGTAAATGAGTTAGCTAGATAACATCCGTCTAAAATCAATATACCTGAGTTATATGATTCTACGATGTTGTCACCTGTGGTTTCAAGCTGTGAACTATAGAATGCCAATGTTGCACCTTGTCTTGCAACTCCAGCTTGTTTCGGTCCACTAAATGTTTTAACGTGTCTAAAATCCCCGCGACCATTAACGATTTCGACGCAATAGATATCGCCGGTGCCGCTGTGAGCTAAACGAATGTTTTCACCGTAGACTGTTGTGCCAGTTCCGGAGTTAGACTGATAGTATCCGCTGCCTAGTGTACCTGATGCTGAGATCCATACGTCTTGTAGATACACACGGCATGGTGTTGTACCTGAACAGGTAATAGCTTTGGAATCACTTGGCGAAACTACTCGAATGCCTTTTATTCCAAAATGGTTAGCATCAATAGTTCCGCTAGTTGGTTGTATTACAATATTTCCACCGAAGTATACCGGCGAACCAAACCCTGCCGACTCTCCCACTAGATATACATATCCTGTTGTTAGTGTCACAGTCTCGGATGATACATTGCCTTTTAATACAATGAATACCGGATTAGTACTTCCGACAGTTAACAGCCCTTTAGTGATCTGACCGTTAACAAAATCCACAGCCGCTGTTACAGTTTTAAACGGTTTGTTTAAATTTCCAGTTGGAGTGTATGTATCAGTTCTAGAAGGATCTACGTAGAATCTATTAGTTGCAGGATAGTTAACAATGAAATGACCATTGCTGTCTTTGATATCTGCTCTAACAATCAAATCGTTTTCGGCGGTGATGTCTGCATTGAAAGCCACCGGAGCAACAAATGTAATCGCGCTTGAGTCTGCACTGGTGATTGTACTGGTTACAATGTTAAGGGCTGTTAGCGTATTAGTTCCGGGGTTCCATGTAAGATTAGTGTCAGTTCTTACATTTTCATTGCCTGTCGCTGTATCAACAAATGTTAGATAGTGTGTTGCTGAAGTAGTGTCAGTGGCAACTAATGTAACAGTAGTTGCTACATCAGCAGTTCCTGTAAAGGTTGCTGTTGCACCTGATGTGTTAATGATCACTGATCCTGTGTTATTTGATAACACATTGCCTTTAAATGTTGCAACTGATGCTGATGTGTCTAATATAGCAGATCCTGTGTTATTTGATAACACATTGCCTTTATAGGTAGCAACAGTACCTGCGGTATTAAGAATAACACCACTGGTGTTTGTTGATGATATGCTACCTGTTACAGGACCGAATAATGCTCCGTAGAACTTGCCTTCAACCGCATCAACAATTTTTGTTGAATCATCAGCGAAAATAGAACCGTTGATATCTATTTTCTTATCTAAACTAAATGTGATAGTATCAGTAGGTTCTGACGTAGTTATAATAATGCCATAACCAGCATTGAATGTTAAAATGTCTGAAGTGCTGTCAGCAGTAACACCTAGTTGACCAGTTGTACCTGTGATATTAATAGTTCTAAATGTAACCTGAGCAGGAGCAGAGTTTGATACAGTAACAATACCAGTAACTGTATCTGTTGAAACAGTAATACCGAATCCCTGTTGGACTTCTAATACACCAGTGTTTGTTATAGAAACTGCACCAGTGCTGTTAGAAACACTGATACCTCGACCAGATACTCTACCAGTAACTGGATTACCGGCTGTTAAACTTGTAACACCTGTATTGCCTATGGTTATTGAACCGGTGTTTGCACTTACAGATATACCAGTACTACTGACAATATTTGTAACACCTGTGTTATTGATTGTTATACTTTCTGAACTAGAATCTGTAACTAGGTGTATAGCTGTTCCTGATAACAGATTAATGGTGTCACTGAAATCATTGGCAACTATTCGATTGCCGTTGTCAATTTGAACAGCTTTAAAAAATGTCTTATCGGTATCAATGATTAGGTTTCCGTTGACTGTGGAGCCTTCGGGCAACTCTATATGTGTTCCTATGCCTTTAATGTGTGCATTTCCAGCCCATAGCCCATTAAACTCTGACCCAGGAACAGTAGACCATTCATTGGTATGCACAGCTCTCCAGGATTTTAAACTGGTTCCTAGAACATATTGATTTGTGGCATTAGGACTAACGTCTGTAACAAGATTACTGAAATCAATAACATTCCCTGATCCTATTGTTGCTGCTAATGCAGTGAAGTTAGCATTGATTTTATTAAATGCTTGATTTACATTGCTCCACAATAAGGGAGAAGTTCCAGCAGTTATATTTTCGATTAATGGCATTATGTTCTCCCTACTGCTATTTCAATCGTTCCGATATGATCTGAATCATAATCTACCAATGCCTTGCCGACCACAGTTCCGACTTTGACATCTTCTCCTGCAGCAACAGCAACACCAAAGATCTTAGATGTCACTAGCATATCTCCTTTTCTAATTTTTCCAACGACCTTACATGGTACACGACCTTGTAAAGCTACCAAGTTTTTATGTCCAGGGCAAGCATCGTACATCACAAATGCTGCGGTGTTTGAAACAACACCTGCAACTCTGTTATCTGCTAGTTTGCCTGTTACAGTAACTTCCTTGTCGCCGCCGAATACAAGAACTGTTCCTACTTCATACTCTTTGTCGCCTTCGTAGTATTCTGCCAAGTCAGCGGAGTAAGTTGCTTGTAGTCTTGATTCGTTCGGTGATGATCCAGTTAATGTCCACCGTCCAGTGATAGTACCGTTGGTAGTATTACCGCCAGTAGTCAATGACAATGTCTGTATAGCACTACATGTTATTGGAGCATCTGAAATACCGTTTTGGGTTTTAAACTGATGAGCGTCATTCCAATATAATGTTTTCTTGTCAACAGCAACAGTACCGTCTTGAATCAAAATACCACCAGCGGTATTATATCCATAATATCGAATATATCCGCCAGATGCAGTTGTTGATGTGTCGATGGACGTTTGTGCGTCAATCAACAACTTGGCCAAGCTACCTTCTCGAGCTCCAAAGTCACCATTGCTGTCTCTGGTAATAATCTTGCTGTTATCAGTAGCTCCGCTGTATGTTGATGAAGCTTCAACAACAGAATAATCAGTATCAATGGAGTTACTTGATGCATTTGTTCTTCTTAGGAAACCAGTAGTTTGATACTGCGATTTCTTAACAGCACCACCATCGTTAACCACTATTGCAAACGACACAGCAGAAACGTTGGCATTAGCCAATCCAGCATTACCTAATACTGTCTTAGTGGTGATCTGTTCTAGTTTGTTTAAGACAACACCGTTGTCTTTTATAGTTACCCAACCGCCTGTTACGGTAAACTGTGAATCATCAAAACTTGATAGACCTCTATTAGCCTGGGTAATACCTGTGGCATTGGCTCTAGTAGTTGCTGCCAACATACTTAGTTTACTTTGATCAATAGCTGCTGTAGCGTTAATGTCAGCGTTAATGATCACTCCTGGATTGATCTGTGCATCGAGGAAGTTGGCAGTAGAATCCATGCTAAGACTAATGTCACCGCCAATCTGTGCGTTGATAGCATTAGAAGCAGCGCCAGTGAATACTAATAAATCTCCACCACGGATGTTAGTCGTTGTAAATTCTTGTAAGTTTGTAAATGTTAAACTCTGTAAGTTTACAGCATCAGTTCCAACAGTTGGATTGGCAACGTTAAGAATCTTATGGTTGGCCATGTCCATATTGGCCTTCATGGCCTGTACGCCACTTAAAGCCATCATACCGCCGATTACCGGAGGCAATAACTGATCATCTGGAACAACAGCGCCACCGTGTGTAGTACCTAGACGTCTTTCAATGTAGATACGAGCAGCGTTTTCTGTTGGTACTGTGTCTGTGGCGTTGTCTGAGAACGCACTGTCAGTTGAGAACTCTGAGATAGGTACACCGCGTTTAAAACCAATACCGTCTAGGTTACTCAACGCAATCGCTGCAGAGAATGTAACTTGACCAGTACCTTGGTCAACGCTGAAGTATGGACCTACTCTGAAGTTACCATATTGGTCAGTGGTTACATAGAACACACGACCTACAGTTCTTTCTTCGGTTTCTGTTTCTTGATTAATAGGATTAACCGGTGGTCCATAGATTTCGTTTGGATAGTTTGTATCTGCATATGAACCAGTACCGATCTCAAGTAAATCATGACCAGTAACACGAGTCAACGAAATACGAATAGTTAACGATCCAATCGCGTTCGAAGTTCTTATGGGTACTGCTGCACCGATAGTATACGACGACACGCCGTAGTTTATAGCATTGACTAGAGTCTTATTAAGGGTGACTCTACCGTATGGTTGACCAGTTAATGATTCGTTTTCGTATAACGAAATGGTATATTCCTCGCCCTTAAATACAAACTTCATGCCTGCTTGAGCTCTGAGTGTATCAGCTGGGCTTAAGGCAACAACAGCAAATGTCGAGTCGCTGACTCTGCCGCTTACTCGTCCAACAGTATGTGTTCCACTTTGTGAGCCAGTTGTGTCAACTGCTATGCCTGCCGGTGTAGTTGCTACACTAAATGTATTTGTAGTTAAGTTAGTTGCAATAACAAAATAATGGTAGCTGATGCTTAGGCCAGTTGGCAATGCACCTGTAGTTTCAAATCTAATAACATCGCCGGCAGCAAATCCGTGTGCGTTAGCAGTGAATACTGTGCCAGTACCGATGACCAAAGTTACTGCTTTCGGAGCCCCAGCAGTTGCCGTAGCAGCTCCGCTGGCAGTCGACAGTGTAACAAAGTTGCCACCCGCAGTGGACATCAATGCAATTCTGTTGCTGGCTGTATCTAACACTTTGATATAGTAAGTAGAGCTAGCAGTAATGCCACCGAATGTACTTCCAGTGAACACAATCGGCATACCTAGGCTTATTCCAGTGGTAGTTGCCAATGTTACTAGATTAGCCGTACCGGTGATAGTTGTACTAGACTGTGCGGTTGTTGTGTTAGTCTGCCAAGTTGATCCTGCACCTGTGCCGCTGATGTTGGCAGTAATCCAAACAGAGTTAGCAGCAATACTACCACCACTTAGCAACATACCTACATAGATAGTTCCGGTCACAGTGCCAACAGTTAGAATACCAGTTGTTACAGCGATGCTCGATGCAGACATCGTTGCTGTGGCATTAGTTGTATTAGTAGCAGTTGTTACCTTTGTTGCGTATTCGCCAGGCTGATAAAGAGTGATGTTGACATAGTCATAGTTCTCTCTCATTGTGGTCTTTGTAAGACCTTCTGGAACCAATCTGATAGTTCCAGTGCCTGCAGATGCAATAGCTAATGGATCACCTAGTTTTGTATCACTTAATGAAAACTCTGTTGCTGTTAAGTTAGCAGAAGTAACATAGTACAACCCAGATCCATTAATCAAGGAAGGATATGTTCCTGATGTTAGGAAGCTGAAGTAGTAACCTGCTACTAGTTTATGAGTCTTAACACCTTTAATGGTCAACCCAGTACCGTTGGTTAAACTGGTTATAGTCGTGCCGCCTGCAGAAGTTGCAAGGGTAAACTGATTATAGTTTGGAACGCTGACAACATAGTATGTTGTGCCAGAAGTTAAACCATTTGCTGTGCTGGTAGGAATAAACTTATCGCCAACTTTCAGTTGGTGATTCTGCGATGTTGTACAGATCGAAGTGCTGGTAATCGTAGTAACTGTAATCAGTATTTTGAATATACCAGGAGTACCTGTGGTAATCGAAACTTCCCATGGACCGTTTGGATCTT